ATGAATCAAATTACACCATTTAATTTTGAAGGCCATCAAGTACGTACCATTGAACGTGAAAACATTATTTGGTTTGCAATGCCAGATATTTCTAAGTCATTAGGGCTTTCAAATTCAAGCGTTGCTATCAAGTCTTTAGACAATGATGAGGTAACTAAGTTTAACTTAGGGGGCTTATCTGGAAATACAAACTTCATCAGTGAACCTGGGCTTTACAAGTTAATCGGAGCTAGTCGGAAACCAGAAGCAAAACGATTTAACCGTTGGGTAACTCACGACGTGCTCCCGTCAATCCGCAAGAATGGCGTTTACATGACTGACCAGACAGCCTACGACATTACGCACGATAAGGACGCGTTAGGTGATTTGCTATTGAAGGCAGGTAGCCAGCTCAAACAAAAGGACTTAGTTATCCAGGAGTTGAAGCCTAAGGCGGATTACACCGATAGCATGTTAGCTAACAAGGGACTGGAAACAATCTCAATGATTGCTAAGAACTACGGTTACTCGACACGTGAGTTTAACAAGTTGCTACATGGTTTAGGCATTCAATACAAGCAAGGCAAAACGTGGCTATTGTACGCGAAGTATCAAGACGAAGGCTATACGCACGTTGAACCATACGAGTATACGAATAGCGATGGCATCAAGCAGGTACGTAACACGATGAAGTGGACACAAGTGGGGCAAAAGTTCTTATACGACTTTTTGAAATCAAAGGGAATCATGCCATTAGTTGAACAGCCAGCATAGAAAGGAATGATTTTATGAAGGAACAAAACAAAAAAGGATCCACATCTGCAATATGTGAATCCTTTATTAAAAAAATAGAAGCTTCAAAAATAACAAGTGGCAAACTAGTTGGCTTTAAAGATTCCAAGAGTGGTAAACACATTAAAAGTAGCAATTAAAGAATTTTTAGTGTTTGCTTTTGAAATGTATGTTAAAGATTTTGCCAACGCGTCTGTTTGGGATTGAGATAAAGGCTGACCAGTCGATTCAATCTCTTCCTTGACAAAAGAGATTAGGGCAAGAGCAGCACCGTTATCCCAAACTTTATCTGTTTCCGAGGAAATGGTTTGCATTAGTTGATCTCGTGAATATTTCATATTATTTTCACCACCTTTCTGGAACATTTAAATTATACTACCAAAAAACAAAAGGGATGATCCACATGAATGATTTAGTAATTATGAAGAATAAGCAAGCCGTTACCAGTAGCTTGCAAGTAGCCGAAACGTTTGAGAAGGAACATCGTAATGTATTAGCAACAATTGGGGGTCTGCTTAAAAATAAGCATACCCAACACATGTTCGCAAAGGAGACATATGTTAACGAACAGAACGGTCAATCTTACCCAATCTATTATATGAACCGTGATGGTTTTACTTTGTTAGCAATGGGATTCACTGGTACTAAAGCACTTAAATTTAAACTTCAGTACATTGAAGCGTTCAACTCTATGGAAGAACAAGTGAAATTGCCAACATCGCCACGAGAGATTGCCAGATTGGCATTGCAAGCCAATGAGGAAACGAACCAACGCCTGGATAGCGTAGAGGGCGATGTGAAAGACCTCAAAGAGAACCAAGTTATTCCTAATCCTGAATATAGTGCGCTTAACCGGCGTGTTAATCAGCGCGTGTCGGAAGTCGCACATAGCTATGGTCATATCACACAGAAACAGCGTGGCGAGTTGTTTAAAGATATCGGCAGCGGAATCAAGAAGATTGCTAACGTGAGTGCTCGGTCAATGCTACGCAAGAAGGACTACCAGATGGTAATGGACTTCATTAATGATTGGGAGCCGTCTACAGCAACTAAAACGATTATTCGGCAGACGTCACTTAGATTCGACAAGGAACCAGCATAGGAGGCGAAGCAGTATGACAAAAACACTAAAGCAACTAGTACACGTATTATGGGCAATCGAAAAAGACCTCCATGTTATCGCAAGTAACACAGGGGTCAACGGTAAAGCTGAAATTAATTCTAAAGATATTATAAGTACTATGCGTTCAGCCATTCATGATAGTAACGCAGTAAATTGAGACTAATCAAATAAGAGGAAACTGCGATTTGATTTCCAAACAAGTTTTTAACGGCTGAAGTATTTCTAACATTAGCAAGTTCTTGATTAATATCGGCTATATTACAGATATCTTCATCAGACAAGCTAGAAATAAAATCATCGAAAGACTTTTCAATATTCATCACCTAGATTAATTGAACTAACAAAGTTATACACCGAAAGGAGTGACCAGGATGGACAGTTTGATAAGTGCTTTGTCGAAACTCTTCACACAAGCATATGAACAAGGAATCGCGGATGGGCGTAGTCAGCAAGCTGTTGATCATAAAATGATTGGACGTAAAGATTTCTACTCTGAGTTTGGAATCAAAGTTGATACATTTGACAAGCACTATCGCGACAAAGAAGGGTTCCCAAAGCCAGAAGAAGACGGAAAGTGGTACGCCCCAGCAGTCGAAAAATGGTTATTGAATCATCAAAATTTGAGTAATTAAAACCTAGGCGGGTAGATGATGATTCAACTCATAAGGAGGAATTGCCATGGTAGAAGTAGCGATATTAACTTGGGCGTTGACATCCGTATGGTATAAGCGCCATGAAATTAGAAACTGGTTTGGAATTTAAGGAGGAAATGTAATGGTAAGAGACACAGATGCATTTGTTGGACTTGGCAATAAATTAGTTGCCAATGCTGACAAGGCACAAGCAAATGATTTACTACTTGAAATGAATGTTGCTAGTTTGTCAGGCCATCACTCAATCATCTGGAACAAGTCTGGAATTAGTATCGGCGTTATCAACACACTATCAAAAGAAGATATTTCAGTTAGCAAGTGTCCTGGTGGCGGATATGTCATTGATCGGCAAGAAGCATTAGAAATGGAGGAATGATCATGAAAGTTCATGTAGGCGATCGGGTGAGTTTCAAGGCTGAGTATAGTTGCGGCCAATTAATATGAGAAGCCGGCGTTGGCAAAGTAGTGGATATTAAAAAAATTCCTTTCACATTGCGCACTCAAAAAGATGTAGCTGTAATTGAACAAAATGGACAACAATTCGAGATTATTACCAATGGTATTCAAGTGCTCAAGTAGGAGGAATAATCATGCCAAAAGTATCAGTTTTATCAGTTAACAACTGGAAACGAGCGCAAAAAAGCCATCGCTAGTATTGGCTAACGATGGACTAATGGAAAAAATGTTCAGCACCAACATCTACTCTATTCCAAAGCAGTCTCGTTTGCAAGTGCTAAGAAAGCGAGGACGGTAGTTATGGATAATCCATTACCTTACAAAGAACAACAGGATTGTATTTTTCATGGTATTACACGGATTGCATCAATTGATCCACAAGAATTAACTCCAGAATTACAGCAAATTGAAAATAATATGGCGATGGCATTTTGCTTGAACCTGTGGATGTTTAATAGGGGGCTGAAATAAATGGTGGACTTACTATCTGAATGCCAATCATTTGAAATGAAACTTAACCGTGTAGAAAAAAAGTTATCTGCGGCCACAAGCGCTGCTGACTTTGCCTACAAGGCGGTACAGGCACGTCAAAAAATTGTTTCGTTTGACGACCTAGACGATGAGGAAAAGATTGCACTGTTTAACGAATATGACTGGTTGTTATTAGAACTAGAAGGTTACTTAGGTGGATTGGAACAGCAATTTGAAGATGCGGATGAAGGCTTGTCTGGCGGAAAATTTTTGCTGGAGGCTTTAAAAGATAATTCGGTGATATAAATTAGGCAGAGGTGATCGCGTGGAACTGCTACCGACTAAGTTAATTGAAAAAGATGGTGAGTGGTATCAGGTTCAGAAGCTCACCCATAAGCCTAACCTTGACCATGTTGAGACGGTAAGTGGTTCTGCTGACGAATACTACACGTACTCGGAATTAGCTGACACACGTAAAGCTAGGCCACAACAGCGACGCTTGTTCTTCGCGTTGCTTAGTGACATCTATACGTGGTCAGGCATGCCGACTGACTTCTTGAAAAACTTGTTTTATTTGCAGTATGAGACATACACGTTTGGCAAGCAGATTAGCCTGTCAGACACCACAGAATCGTCTGTGAGCGATGCTAACCAATTACTCGACTAGTCATCGACTTCATGTTTGAGTGGCACGTGCCGCTCAAGGAAGGCTATAAGCTATTGCCGCGTGAGCAAGAGTATTATCTGTTTCAATGTTGCCGCCACCGAGTTTGCATGATCTGCGGTAATCGTGCTGATATCCATCATGTAGACGTTATCGGAGCCGGCTTGAACAGAACACACGTTGACCACACCAAACGGCACGTTATGGCATTGTGTCGAGTCCATCACAGCGAGATTGAGCAAATTGGCTCCGTGGCATTTAGTGCAAAATACCACGTCCCGGTAGATGGCATAAAACTAGATAAAGAAACGTTAAAACGAATTGGCTTGAAAGGTAAATATGATGTTAATTAAATTACAGAGTGGTGATTACATCAATAGTGATTATATAGTTCGTATTTTTGGTGACGAACCATTTATTGAAATGGCTCACAGAGTTGATGAAACTGGAAGGCGAGCATTACCAATCACTGATGTTGACATAAAGCTAATCACTTATGCAGTCAAGAATGCTCAGGTAAACGATACTAAGCGGTTTATGAACTAGAAATACAGCAGTGACTAATACACCGGGTGGGTGGAATGCCTACTAGTAAATAAGGGAGGATTAAGAGATGGCACAGAGAAGAATGTTTAGTAACCGTATAACTGATAGCGCTAAATTTTTAAAGATGCCGTTGAGCAGTCAGGCACTCTATTTCCATTTGGGACTGCATGCGGATGATGATGGTGTTGTAGAAGCGTTCTCGGTTATGCGGCAAACTGGTGCAGTTGAGGACGATTTGCGAATACTAGTAGCTAAGAATTTTGTAAATGTTTTAAACGATGACTTAGTTGCCTATATCACGGATTGGAACGAAAATAATCGAATTAGAGCGGATAGAAAAGTGGATTCGATATATAAGGACTTGCTATTAGAAATCTTGCCAAACATAGAATTAACTGAACCAAAACCACGTGCTGACACTGGTAAGGTTACTGGACGTCCAATGGACAACCAATGGACGGGCAATGGACCGCATAGGTTAGGTAAGGATAGGTTAGTAGAGGTTAGGTTAGGTAAGGATAATAAAGATAGTCACCATTCGACAAAACCGAATTATGACCCGTCTTCTCAGCCATACAAAATTGCTAGTCATTTATTGACCAGAATCAAGCAACGGCAATCTGACTTCAAAGAACCAAACTTACAGAAATGGGCTAATGACATCCGTCTAGCTCATGAACGTGATCATCGTGATTATGAAAAATTAGATTGGCTAGTAGATTGGTCACAGGATAATTCATTCTGGCAAGCAAACATTTTGTCGGCAGGAAAGTTACGCAAGCAGTATGACACGCTCATGGGTCAGGCTGAACGGGATCGCCCGACTAATGTTGCGCCACAAACACGAGAGGACTGGTTTGGCTAATGGAAAATGTAACGAAGTTATTCAATCAAGCCACGATTCAGAAAGTAGTAGCTGCTAGAGGAATTGATACAACTAAGTTGCCAACCAAAGAAGAATTGGATCATCAAACAATTGATCGAGCGAATGCGGGCGTAATTGCTAACCGAAAACGGTATTACTATCGCATGTCAGTCTGGTCTGGAGGCGTGCCACTACGATTTAGCTTTAATGATTGGCAGGTTGATAAACAGCCTAATCAAGCTAAAGCTAGAGAACTTGGTAATCAAGCATTTAAGTTAGCTAGGCAATTAGAGACTAACCAGTTCAACGTAGCACTTGCAGGCGGCCCCGGTGTTGGCAAAACGTCATTAGCACTGGCAATTATGTATCAGTTAATGGGTGTAGGCCAAACAGCGATGTTTGTTTCAACAGCTGAGTTGCTACGGCTGGTAAATGAGAAATACGAAGCACCGGACGTACGTCAACGGTTACTATACGTTTTAAAAGACATGCAAAACGTTGATGTTCTAGTTTTAGACGATTTTGGTACTGAAGGCGGTAAACCAACCGAAAAAGGATTCTATAAGCCAGTGCACAAAGATTTGCAGACGCTGATGTATCAAGTGGCGAATGCGCGTTGCGATTTTGATCATAACGAAGTCAAACATATAACCATCATTACGACTAACAACACACGTAAGCAATTAGAAAGTATGTATGATGGCAAAACAATCGATCGCTTATATACCAAGGATACTAGCTGTCAATTGCTGTTTGACAACATGGAAGGAGTCAGAAGTGTATGAGTTGTGAATTATGTCATGGTAGTAAAGTTGTTCAGCAACCACTTGGGAGTTATGGTTTCACGTTTGCCCCATGCCCAAATTGTACGAATGAGATACACGCTCATTACGAACAGGAGCTTGAAAGGAAGTTAGCCTATGACAAGAAAAAATTGGCTTAAAGAACTGGAAGTAATTCATAAGCTAGAAGCGAGATATGGCAGCATGGATAACGTACCTAAGAGCAAACTAGCTAACTTGCATAAGATGCCTGGAATTAAGGCCGTGTCAGGCGATTACACGGAGATTACACGTACCCAGTATAATGCTATTAAATTAGTCATGAAAGGCAAGCAGGGTAAAACTAGGACGTCTCGGGAGCTAAAGCACAATAACGCTTGGCTGGATAGACGCATTCGTGCGATTGACGAAAACAAATACTACATTACGGAGGACAAATAAGCATGATTGATATGAAAATTGACCAGTATCATCTGACTAGTGACAAATACGAAGTTAAGGTTAACAGGATGTCATTAGACAGCCATGGGCATCCGGTAACTAGCTACGATGAAAAGTCTGGTATTAATCGGCTGGTAGAAGCACCCTTAGCACACTGTAAAAACGTCGAGGACGCATTGCAATGGCTTCGTGGGTATTTAATCCGGACTGGTAGTGAGCACATAAAAACAGTGGATCAGTTAGCCAGAAAGAGTCATGAAATTGAACGACAGTTTGACACGTACATTAAAGAGCGCGTACCGGAAGGATTGTGAGTTATGCCTAAGCACACTAAGAAACGTTCAACGATTAAACGGAAGCACCGGCGAATGAAGCAACACGCCGAAACAAACAAAGCTAAAGCTTTAGATGGCAAGCAATTATCCAAGGAATATGAGCCGTACAACATTAATAAGCGGGCGTTCGGGGAGGACTGAAAATGAAAGTTAAAATTATACCACCAATTCGAAGTGGTAAAAGTCCATACGTGAAAGAATTCGACAATTGGGCACAGGTTGATGCTTATCTGTGTGCCCACAATGAAGAAATTTACGAGAGTGACCCAGCAACAGAAGAGTTAAATTTTCGTCCAAGGGTTATTGAATAGCAGATAAAACGGAATAGAGATGGCGAAGATGATTAAATTTAGAGCGTGGAACGGGTACAGGAAGATAATGGCTGACTATGTCTCAGCAATCCAAAATGGAGATACACAAGGGACACCAAGCTCTGTTAACGTTATTGTGAACAGGAAAAACGAAACTTGGGACATTAAGAATGATGATGTTGAACTTTTACAGTTTACCGGCCTGAAAGACGTTAACGGACAAGAAATTTATATTGGCGATATTGTCAAGTCTAATTACAAGTATGCTCAACCAAAAGTTTCACAAATTATCACCGAAGATGGAAACAGCTATATTCTGGGAGAAGACTTGGCTACCGGTAATGAAATGCTGGTTAGTGACCATATTAGTGAAATCAAGGTTATTGGCAACGTGCACGCTAACCCAGAACTATTGGAGGAGTAAAAATGATTAAAATTTATCGTGTAACGGAAACTATCAAGGCCGAACAATTCGATGGTAGCGACGAGATGGTTGATAAGTATGAATTAATTGACGCAGGAACAATGCTTGGAACTCACCACAGCCCTGAATTATATCTAACAGGGTCAGGGAAATTAGACGTTGGTGACTGGATTGCAACCGGCGTTAATGGCGAGCATTGGATTATCCCGAATGCTTTATATGAGCAACAGTATGGCGAGCTACCGGTGATTCCAAAGGCGGTTGCTGATTGGATTGAAAAGTGCAAGCATGACGGTATTGCGATTGCTAGTGCAATGGACGAACGCCAGTTTAACAAAAAAGTTTCAGATTATTTTAAAACATATTACACACGTGACCAATGGATTAAGCTTCAAGATGATTTCGCCCGTGCGTGGCTAGATGGGTATACGGTGGGGGAAGACGAATGAAACAAGAAATAGAAAATATTGATAAATACGTGTCTGATCACTTTGAAAAGCTGGCTAAAAGTATTTACGGTTGGTCAGTTAAGGACGGAAAATGTGTTCCACCAAAAATCACTTTTCCTAAACCAGTCGTTGAAAGAATTGAGTATTTTTCGGAAGAAATTGAAAACGGTCTGACTTTCCAAGGGGCATTGGAATTCATCTTTGCCGGAGATGAAAAAAGGTGTAAAGAAGAATGTGAACAATTTATGGATTGGCTTCCAGTTAGTGATGGATTCAGGGAATGGCTAGATGGTGACTTCTTATATAGTTTCAAAGAAGAACAGATAATGTTGGCACTGATCTATGGTAATTATCAAGTGGAGGAAGATAAGTGAGACAGATATTTGAACTTCTTTGGAATTCTTCCCCATTGCAATTGTTAGGATATTGGGCACTCGCAACTGCTACGATTGTAATCGTTTGTTTGGTACTAATGTGGTGGGCGAATAAGCATGACTGACACCGAATACGCCAAAGCAAACAAAGCTAAAGCACAGGATAGTAAGCAATTGGCCAAGTAATATAGGCCATACAACATTAATAAGCGGGCGTTCGGGGAGGACTGAAAATGAAAGTTAAAATTATACCACCAATTATGAGTGGGAAAAGTCCATACGTGAAAGAATTCGACAATTGGACACAAGTGGATGCTTACCTGCGTGCCCACAATGAAAAGATTTACGAGAGAGACCCAGCAACAGAAGAGTTAAACTTTTATCCAAGGATAATTGAATAGTAGATAAGAGGGAATGGAGATGGCGACGATGATTAAGTTTAGAGCGTGGGACAAAGCGACAAGTAGCTATCGTAAGGTGCTAGAAATTGAGTTTTACCCTGACGGCGAGTTAAAAAAAGTCAAAGTAGCAGGCCTTCAACGCAAAGGCACAATAACACCTGACAAGCTGGTGCTAGAACAGTTTACCGGCCTGAAAGATGTGAACGGCAAAGATATTTATATTGGCGATATTGTCAATGCGTGGTCAGATATTAGTGAATTAAAAATGGAACCAGCTGTTAATGAAATCGTTTCAGAAGATTTGTTTGGTAGACCGGGTATATTTTTAAAGCCGGCAGGTCCGCATTTATTTGAACCGTGCCTGCACGATTCTCGGAGTAATCAATTTGAAGTTATTGGAAACGTTCACGAGAACTCGGAATTATTGGAGGAAGACGAATGAAGTTCTATCGCAAACAGCCAATTGAGGCCGAACAGTTTGATGGCAGTCAGACAAGTATATTTGGATATGAAGTTATGCCAGATTCATTACTTGATGCACTAACAGGTGAGCCAGCTTATTATTCAATACTGATTGATGATTTTGATCCAGAACCAGATGGCTTTCCAGATGATAATGAAGTCTACTTTGAGATTGGTGATTGGATTGTTGATGAAGCAGACGAGATTAAAGTTATGACTGATGATATATTCAAAAAGACGTATGCCGAGTTGCCAGTGATCCCGAATTATGTTGCTGAATACATTGATTATATGAAGTCAAGTTATCGTGATATTTGGGACGCTATACATTATCCTTTCAGATCAAATAAGGTTGATAAGTATATGGAAGATAATTCGGAAACGTTTGCCCGTGCGTGGCTAGATGGGTATCAAACGGAGGAAGATAAATGAAACAGATATTTGAACTTCTTTGGAATTCTTCCCCGTTGCAATTGTTAGGATATTGGGCACTCGCAACTGCTACGTTAATAATATTTAGTATGGTACTACTTTGGTGGGCGAATAAGCATGACTGATACCGAAATGGCGTTGAGTGAAAGGGGAATTGGTAGTGAAACGAACGACGATTAGAAAAGTTGAAGATATTCTACGTGACTATCCCAAGATTGACAAGTATATCGAGAAACGTGAACAGGAATTGCGCTATCCGACTGTACCACGTGATGATAATGTCGGAGGTGGCAAGGCACAATACAAGTATCCGGAAACGACACTCAACACGATTATCACGATTGATGACGATCGACGCATTAATGCTTTGAAACATCAGCGGGAAGTGATTGACGATTGCTTAGATAGTGTCGGCCATGACACTGAAGTAATCGTAAATGAACTATATTTTAAGAAACATCAGCAATACACGATTGATGGACTAATTACAAACCACTTAATCAACGTTAGTCATACTAAGGCGTTTAAATTAAGAAATGAGTTTATTATGGAATGTGCTAAGGGATTGGGATTATATGAAATCGCGTATTAATTGCGTATTTTCGACCCCTATAATCGTGCTAAATTGGTAGTATGCCAAATGTGATTGACGTGCATGAAGTAATCCTCCAAATTACAGACTGGTAATCGCTGTGGGCTAATTGGTAAGCCACAATGGGATGTAGGTTCGAGGCCTACCAGTGATATTGTTATACAGCATGGTCACTCATGAGGGCTAAAACTGTGTAACGCGATTAGTTAGCTATTGGGACTGCTCTGATAGCTCGTGGTAAAATCTTCGGAGACGACAAGCAGATTGGCACTCAATGATGAAGAAGTTAGTCTTTTCGATATGTCTTTTTGACTAACACGTGCTTGTGGCGGAATAAGTAGACGCATAGTTAGGTGCGAGTAACGGGTGTTGGTTGACAACCAGTATGTCCACACATCATGTAGGGTGCAAATCCCTACCAAGCACATTAAGCAAGTAAGTATGCAAGCGACAGTGCGTGAAATCATTTGAATTAACAATAACTCAGCTTACTTGCTTGCCATTTAGCGTGGGAAACTGGATGGCACTTACATAAGACGCGCAATCAAACGGCCACCAGATAGCATGCAGGAACATGCGCGCTGTGGTATTGTATATAGATACTGAAAGGGGGCTTTAGCTCCCTCAGGTATTCTCAGTAATCCTTCAAACTAGCTCTCGCTTATTGGCGGGAGTTTTTTGATACATACGATTAGGAGGAACCACAATGAATATGGAAGACAACGAGGCTATTGAGAATGATTGGAAAAAAGTTAATCTAGAACTATTCGGGGTACAATATCCATTCTGTTCAAGCAACGAGGCAACTCATGGTAAAGATGATTAACACAAAATACGGCTATGTCACGCCACAAGAAGCGGAGATGGATGCCCACTTAGATAAATGGATGAAGCGTGGTGCTAAACAGCATGGCGCTTTTAGTTTGGAAAAGAAACGGAGAAAGCAACATGCCAAGGACAAGAAGATGTCGCTATCCTAACTGCCATGCGATGGTCACGTTCCCTGACCACTATTGTCAGCAGCACTATGAGCATGAAGCTGAGTACTTGGCTAGTCGGCAACGTTGGGCACGTGGTAACGATAAGCAATACACGCACAAGTACAATACGGTTACACGTTATCGCAATGATGATAAGCGCCAGCAATACAACTTCTATCGGACAAGACAATGGTCACATCTAAGGCAACAAGTCCTAGAGCGTGACTATTACTTATGTGCTTACTGCAAAGTGCAAGGCGTCATCACGCCTGCTAAGACAGTTGATCATATTGTGCCAATTGAGTTTGATGAAACGCTGAAAGCTAACGTTGATAACTTAGCTGTTATCTGTGGGAGTTGTCATCGTGCTAAGACGGACTGGGAGCAATCATACTATGGCACTGGTCAAGGCAACGAGTTACAAAGTGTAACGCCGATCAGTGATGTATCAGCAATCGTTGTGTTGATGAATAGTTAGATACTAGGGTAATAGAAAGGACAGTAGCAGCCATGACAAACAGATATGATAAGATTCCTGACTACAAAGTAATTAAATCAGCAATGCAACAGGAACTAACTGATAAACAAATTGAATATGTTAAGAGTGAAATTGAAACAGCTGCTTTAAGTAATGATGATAAGGCTTATGTTGATCTTATCAGCTTTAATCCCAATCAAAAGAGGAAGCTGGGACAGATTTTGAAAGAAAAAGGCTATCAGTTGGAAGAAGAATCAAACTGGTCGCTTCTAATTGATTTAAAAGCGTCTGTCGTGCGATTTAAGCAACTTTAAATTTGTGAGTGTAATTGGCCACGACTAAAATTAAAACAACCCCCGCCCCCCTAACACGTCCCAGGAAGAGCCCACACATTGGCGTTATTTTGTGATAGAAACAATTTTTGAAAATTTTTAGGTAGGGGGGGTCAACCAATAATGAAAGGAGTCACAGAAAATGAAAAAAACTGATAAAGACGTCAACAATGGGCAATTAACGCGCACACCGCCAGCTTACTTGGGCCGGCAAGCTAAGGTCGTTTGGCGTCGATTAGTGCCATTTTTAGAAGAAAATACCCCGGTTAAGCGCATTGATAGCGGGCTTGTAGAGCAATATGCTTCCCAATATGAGATTTATCGCAATGCGTATAAACATATCCAGGAAAACGGTGAAGTCCAAGCAATCTATAAAACGTTACAAGATCAGACCGGTAAAAAAATTGGTCGAGACTTTGTGGGCTACAAGCGAAACCCGATGACTCAAATTTACGATTCAGCCGTTAAGAATCTAACGAAGTTAGGCGCTGAATTGGGACTATCTCCTAAGTCACGTAGTGATTTGCTCAAGTTAAACTTAGATGACCACAAGGACGAGCGAAGTATTAGTGATCGTATGAAAGAATTTCTAGGAGACTGATAATGAAGATTGATTTAACACAAACACATGATGTTATTGGAGCTTATCAATCATTAGACTGCTCAGCGATTCGCCAACAATACACTGATTTTGGCACAAAGTATGCCTTTGATGTCCTTGATGAGAAGGTGATTACTGGCTATTTGATTAAATTGGCAGCTTTTCGCCATATCCGAGACTTGCAGCGTCAAGGCAGCGTTGAATTTCCCTTTACTTATTCGGTTAAGAAAGTAGACCAAGTGCTTAAATTTGCTTCCATCTGTCCGAACGTTGATACAGGCGAACCAACTAAGCTTATGCCGTGGCAAGAATTCATTATGGCTATGCTGGTTGGCTGGCGTAATGATGACGGTGGCAAGCGTTTCTCACGAGCAATTGTTTCCGTTGCACGTGGCCAAGGCAAAACTTATCTGATGGCGATTATCACTGCCTATAGTTTTTTGATTGAGTCATTGGGGCTATCTAACCAAGATTACTTAGTATCTTCTATTAATTACAAACAAACGAGCAAGATTCTGGGATACATTAAGTCGATGCTAGCCAAGATTGCAACTATTGAGCCATTTAAGTCGTTGATTGCTGATAGTGGGTTAGATACTCGGACATTGTCTTCGCAAGCAGACCAAGTCACAATGAGCAAGACTAATAACAAGCTAAGAGCAATCAGTCACGAGGCTGGTCAGTACGATAGCTTTCATTTCACAACGGCTATATTTGATGAAATTGGTGAAATTAAGACACGGCAGAAGATTTCTAAAATTGTTTCGGGCCAAGTTAAGGTGCGTAATAAGCAATTTATTCAAATTTCAACAGCTTATCCCGATCCAACCGTGCCATTCCATGATGATGAGCGCATGATTCAGCAAGCTATGGAACAAGATTATTTGCGCGATGCTGATACATATTTGGGGCTTATTTGGTCGCAGGACAATCTTGATGAAACTTATAAGCCCGATATGTGGATTAAAAGTAATCCCTTATTAGATTTACCAAGCCAACGAGAAGTGTTACTGAACGGTTTGACAGATAAGCGCGATTCTGACGCTTTATCGGGCACACTCAACGATTTCCAAAATAAAAACCTTAACCTGTGGCTAGAACAATCGACCGACAGCTTCTTGAAACTGCCTGACGTTGAAAAAGCCATTGTGCCGTCGTTTAGTTTTGATGATCGGCAAGTTTATATTGGTTTTGACTACTCGATGTTTAGTGATAACACGGCGCTGGCGTTTGTATTTCCTTATCGTGATAATAATGACAAACCGCGATGGTTTATTTATCAGCATAGCTTTATTCCATGGCAGAAAGCTGGTTCGATTGAAGCTAAAGAAAAGCAAGACGGTATTAATTATCGGGACTTAGCTCAAAAGGGATTTTGTACAATTAGTAGCCATCCGCAAGGACTAATCAATGACGAGCAGGTTTACCAATGGCTGCTTAACTTTGTTGAGCGGCATCGATTGGAAGTTGTTTTCTTTGGTTATGACGCGTGGGGGCTAACACCTACAATTAAGCAATTGGATTTAAATTCAGGGTGGCCGTTGCAAGCCATTCGGCAGCGGACTAGTGAATTGAAGGATCCAACTAAGTTTTTGCAGACGATGTTTGTTGAAGGCTCGGTAGACCGCTTGGATGATCGAATTATGGAAAAGGCATTACTAAATGCTGAAATTTATGAAGACAAAATTGGTATTCAAGTCGATAAAGCTAAGGCCACATTGAAGATTGATGTGGTAGATGCGTTAATTGATGCCTTATTCCAAGCCATGTATCACTTTGAAGACTTTTCAGACGTAAACAATCCTGATAAACAGGTCGAACGTATGAACGAAAAACAAGTTCTTGAATGGTTTAATAACCCGGAGTCAGGATTGCTAGGAGATGATATTAATGATTTTTAAACAATTTTTTGCAACTATCTGGCATTACTTTGACGTGCTGTGTTTTATTCTAGGTATGATTGCTGGGGTATATGCAGCCTTTTTATTGGGGCAGGCACAAGGCGTTCTAGCAATTGCTGTAGCTTTGTTTTTAGTAGGCTGGCTTTCGGAAGTCGTAACAGCTAGCCAAAAAGGAGGTGATTAATAATGCCCTTTTTTGAACCACCAACGGCAATAAACAATTCAGTTAGTATTCAAAGTGTGCCAGTAGAAGACGATAATATCGTTAATTTTTTGTCACCAACTGGCAATAATGATTATGTTAGTGCCAAGGACGCTTTGGAAAATTCAGATATTTATTCAGCAGTTAATCAAATATCTGGAGACTTAGCCACGGTACAATTAATGGCTAATATGCCACGAGCGCAAGGAATTCTAAACAATCCTAGCACGACAGCTAACGGCCACACGTTTTGGCAGTCCATGTATTCACAATTGCTATTGGGTGGTGAATGCTTTGCATATCGCTGGCGTAATCCTAACGGTTTAGATTTGCGCTGGGAATATTTGCGTCCGAGCCAAGTGCAAACCTACTTATTAGATGATGGCAGTGGTTTAACCTATACGGTTACCTTTGACGAGCCTAACTTGGGCGTGCTTCAATATGTGCCGCAATCTGATATGATTCATATTCGTTGGGCTAGTACCGATGGCGGTATGACGGGTAACAGTCCGTTAAAAGCATTATCGAGTGAGTTACAAGTCAAGAGTTCGTCTAACAGTTTAACGTTAGCTGCATTAGCACGTTCAATTAGTGCTCCTGGCGTCCTATCTATTCAGCACGGTGGGCTGCTGAGTGAGAAGATGAAATCCAGCCGTTCACGTAACTTTATGAAGCAAGTGAACAGTTCAAACGGTGGGCCGGTCGTTATTGATCAACTTGAAGATTACAAACCACTAGAAATGAAAGCCGATGTTACCAAGCTGTTAAGCCAAACAGATTGGACGAGTAAGCAAATTGCTAAAGTTTTCGGCATTCCTGATAGTTATTTGAACGGTCAAGGCGACCAGCAAAGCAATATTGACCAAATTAAAGGCATGTACACCAACGCCCTTAATCGCTATTTACAGGCGATTTTAGCTGAGCTGGATAATAAGCTTAATGCTAAGATAACGGCCAATATACGGACTGCTGTAGATCCATTGGGCGACTCATTTGCAACTACCCTATCAGGGCTAACTAAAAATGGCACAATTGCCAATAATCAAGCAACATGGTTACTACAGCAGACTGGTTATTTTCCAGATGAAATGCCCGATGCTCAATCGGGAAAAGGAGGTGATAATGATGACAAAGAAGGTTTTGATTAAAGGCGATATTGTTGATGATCAAACAGCCGGCTTCTATCAGTTCTTCGGAATGCCAGCAGTATCACCTTCGGGTGTTGCTGACATTTTAAATGATGATAGTGGCGATGACGATGACGACGGTGATGATGAAGCACTTGAAGTTGACATTGCTTCCAATGGTGGCGACGTTTTTGCGGCTAGTGAGATTTACACTATGCTAAAGAATTATGCTGGCAATGTAACCGTTAATATTCAAGGCTTAGCCGCTAGTGCGGCAAGCATGGTTGCTATGGCTGGCGATCACATCAACATTTCACCAACTGCACAAATTATGATCCATAAGGCTTGGTCACAACCAGCTGGTAATGCTGACGATCTGGAGCATGAAGCCAGTATTTTAAATGGCATTGATCAATCAATTGCCAGTGCTTATCAAGCAAAAACTGGCATGGACCAAGCTGACTTGTTACAGTTAATGGCAAATGAAACATGGTTAACTGCTAGTGATGCCGTCGATAAAGGTTTTGCTGACGAAATTATGTTTGCTAATGATCAACAATTGCAACCGGTGAACGCTATTTCACACATTCCACCTAAATCTGCAGTTAATAAGCTGATGAATCTCATTTACAAGGCGGATAAGGATAAAACTAAGCCGTCTAAAGAAAAAAATACTACTAATAGTCAATCTGCTGAATTACGAAACAGCAAATTGGCTATTTTATTTGGTAAAAATCAAAAGGAGGCCAACTAATGGCTAATATTAACACGATGAATGATGCCTGGATTGCCCAAGGGCAAAAGGTATCAGACTTGAACGACAAGTTAAACGCAGCTGTCCTTGACGACAGCTTTGATCAAGACAAATTTAAAGCAATGAAACAAGATCGCGACAACGCGGTTGCCCGGCGTGATGCTTTACATGAACAATTGGAAGAAGAACGCAAGGCACAAGAAATTGCCGACATGAATGACAAGGATAAAACCCCACTTGATGATGACGAGAAAGACATCAAAGCTGAGTTCGTTAAGAATTTTAAAGGCATGATTAAAGGTGACCCTAAAGTTATGAACTTGGTAACTTCTGCTACCGACACATCTGGCAATGCAATCGGCTTGACTATTCCCCAAGATATTCAAACAGCAATTAATACGTTAGTTCGCCAGTTCGATTCATTGCAACAGTATGTTAATCGGGAAGCTGTTACAACTCAAACTGGGTCACGGGTTTACGAAAAGTGGACCGATCTTACTCCGTTGGCTGATTTAGATGATGAAACAGCTACCATTGGTGATAATGATGATCCTAAGTTATCCCTTATCAAATATACGATTCATCGGTATGCTGGTATTACCACTGCCACTAATTCGTTATTAAAGGATACGGCTGACAATATTTTGGAGTGGCTGTCTAAATGGATTGCTAAGAAGGTTGTTGTTACTCGCAACACTAAAATCATTGCGGCGATGAACAAAGCACCTAAAAAGCCCAACTTGGCCAAGTTCGATGACATTATTACGATGATTAATACTGCCGTTGATCCTGCCATTAAGTCTACGTCATTCTTAATGACAAATACGTCAGGTTTCAATGTGCTTTCCGAGGTTAAGGATGCTATGGGGCGTTACTTATTGCAACCAGATCCAACACAACCTGATCAGTATTTAATTCGTGGTAAGCGGATTGTAGAGGTAGCTGACAAGTGGTTGCCTAACGTTACAGCTACGTCAGGAACGGCTTATCCACTTTACTATGGCGATTTATCGCAAGCGGTAACTTTGTTTGACCGAGAAAACACTTCCTTATTGACTACAAATATTGGCGGTGGTGCCTTCGAAAAAGACCAAACCAAGATTCGCGTGATTGATCGTTTTGATGTTGAAGCTACTGATACGGAAGCCTTTGTTGCAGGTTCGTTCAGCAAAATTGCTGACCAACCGGCTAACTTTGCGGCTAGCACTGCTACAACGGGCCTTGGGAAGTAATTAGCTAACCATGTCGCCAATAAATACACAGTACAGTGACAATCTGGGCGGCTAAGCAAGGATGTGATTTAAGTGGCAGCTGATTTAGAAACATTGAAATCATCTTTACGAATTGACGGGGATGATGACGACGAGCTGCTAAAAGGCTACTTGTCTGCAGCCACTAGCTACATTAAACGGGCCATTGGGGATGAAACTAGCGTTCCGGGGTTCTATGAAATGGAAGGCGTGAATGACTTGTTTGAAACTGCCGTTTACGCCTTAGCTGGTTCATATTGGACTTATCGAACATCGATTACAGCCATCGCTGTTAATCCAGTTGATCTGGTCGTGGACTCAATCATTGGTCAACTCAGAGGGTTGTACAGTCAAAAGCAATATGAGGCGGGGACAAATGACGAAAGCAATTAATCCTGCACGAATGAATTTTAGATTGGAGTTTGGAACTCAGGCAGCTACTGGAAAAGTTAACCCTAATACGGGTAATCCTATTACTGATTTTGTCCCTCAATTCAGTTTGTACGCCGGCGAATGGTCATTGTCGTTTCAGCAAAGGTTAGCGTTAAATGGCGACACCTCAAAACAGAATGCTGTTTACTTTGTGCGCCATAATCGAAAAATAGCTACCGGCATGCAATTACGACGCAATCATCAGGATGTTTACCAGATTGATGATGTGGCCTACGATGATGGTTTACCACCGGATGGTTTTGACCTCATAACTTGTCATAAGGTGGTGATTGGGCGTGGCGAATGAGATTAAACATGCAGACTCATTTGAACATATTTTAGATACTATGGCGGAAGGCTTTGGACGTGAAGAGAAGCTTAAAGCTAATGCAGCTGGGGCGGATCAGTTCATTAAAATTATGAAGCCTAAGATTCCTTTGGGAAAACTACGCAAGGTACATGGTCATGCTGAAAAAGCACATCTACGTGATTCATTAATTGCTGTAGATCATCCTAATGGCTCGGTTAACGTTGGTTTTACAGCCAAAGGTGAAAAAGGGTACATTGCACGTTTTCAAAATGATGGCTGGGACGTCGTTGACCGTAATGGTTCCAAACATGGCCATGTTTCCGGGAAACACTTTTGGGAGACTACTCAGCGTGAAGCAAAAGGCCAAGTTGGCAAGGCAGTTGTTGAACAATTAAAGACTGCTATGGACAAGAAGGTGGGCAAGTGACACCGGTAGCTTTTATTAAAGGCATAATTGTTGCAAATATTAATGAAATACCAGAACTAGCTGTGGAGCATATCCATAGCTTTTTTATTCCAATTAACGATACTTTAACTGACGAGCCTATTGTAGTAATAAGCGGGTTACCTGAACGTAGTCAAGATTATGGCAATGGGATTCCATTCCAATCAACGAAGCAAGTTCAGATACAGCTCTATTATCCTAAAGATTACTTGGGCGATATGGATGCCATCGAATCTGGGTTAAAACAAGTGCTATTGACCAATGATGTTCGTTGTTATAGCGATGCCGGCCAGACATTAACACCAGATTCAGAAAGTATCACGAACACTTTGAAATTTAATTATATAAAGGAGGCCATTTAAATGGCAACATTAGGTTTAAACATGTTATACACCGGTATTAAAGCCGATGACGGGTCAACGGTTATTGATAAAGATAAGGGGTTGGCGGCCGCTGGGGTATACCCCATTGATACTAGCAAAGCAAACGGTAACTTGGGTACTAAGACTGCTAACATTACCGGGCTATCTGGGACGGTATCTAAGATTACTGGTAACAATGAAGTTGTGGACGTTTCTAATCCACCTTCGGCACCGTCAGTGGCAATCGACGCAAATGAAATTAATTTCATCGTCAAGCAAAAACTATTAGGCCGGGTATCAGATAGTAAAGGTGGTTACATTGATTCTGACAAACCCGTTGAAGCTGGCCTTATTATTGAGTCACGTTCAACAGTGACACGTACTGCTGTTTATTTCTGCTTTGGTCGTGGGATTTTTACCGAAGCTGGCCAGAACATTCAAACAAACACGGATACAGCTGAAACTCGTGAGGATGATAATTTGACATTTACCGCCTTGAACTATGATAAATTCAGCGGCCAACCATACAAGGTATATGCTGAGTCGGATCCTAAATTTGATAAGCAAGCGATGTTTGACGCTGTATTTCCTGGACAAACGTTTTATAAAAACGCGGTCACGTCGTCGTTGGGGCATTAAAGCTACAACTGACACAAGCTCACAGACTAGTAAAACTGATAGTGACTAATCTGCGCCAACCAGTAATAACTGATAATCATGGTCGCCTAAAATAAATTAACAATACCGCTAGGGGCGGCTTTTAAACATGCTGAGAAGCGCATTCTAAGCACAGGTTCACAATAAATGATAATAAACAATACACAAAGGGGCATATAAATAATGGCAAAATCAGTTAAATTTGATGGCAAGAAAATTGGGACGGGCACGCAGTATACGTTGATTGATAGTGGTCAAAATGTTGAAAAAATGGCCGAAGCATATAAGAAGTTCATCAAGACTACTGAAGAAACTGAGGACAGCATTACAGGTGTAGTCGAATTAACACCTAAGCTTGCAAAGGTTGTGGCTGAAACGACCTGTGATTTATTGGAACTAAATGCTTCGCAAAAGAAACGTGTCATGTCCATGGAATTTTCGGTTAGCGACGAATACGACTTCTTTAATGACTGTTTAAAACAATTCTTGGGAGTAGAATTACCATCTGTAGGCAACAGCAGCGATCGGGAAGAGGAAGAAGACCCAAAATTGCCAAAGCCAGAATGATTTGGCAACTTGATAATTTTATTCAGGATATTGATTACATCGCTAATCAATTGATTTCACAAGGCATATTACCTAGTGACTTTTATCAAAGCTCATTTAGTGAAATGCAAACAGCATTGAATGCAAAGTCACGTAAAGACCGTGTTCAAGATCCGCTCGAATTAGCACGTCAAATCGGTGCGTTGTAAAGGAGGCAAAGTATGGCAACAGAGAAAATTCAAGGCTACGAATTCGCAATTAACATGGACGATGGTGGCATGACTCGCACGTTGCGAGAAATAAAGAATGAAGCAAAATCACTAAAATCTGGTATGCAAGCTAACTTTGCTGAAATTCGTTCAGGTGAAGGTGTTATGGCGGCCTATGCGGGTAAAGTCAAAGATGCTGGTCGAGCTATTGAAGCACAACGATTAGTAATTGAGCGTCTCAAAAGCGAGCAAAACGGATTAGACCAAACCACTCAAAAAGGCCGAGAAGCTTATGTTAAATATGAAAATCAGATTAACGCTGCCAAGCGCTCAATCGCCAGTTTAGAGGGGCAACAAGAACGAGCACAGAAGTCACTTGATCTGCAAAAAAGTGGTGTCTTACAATTAAAAGATGCAACCGAAATATCAGCCAAAGTAACAGACTCATATGTAGCTAAACTAAAAGCCGAAGGACACGAGTTTGAAGCCAACAAAGTTAAGGCTAGCGGGTTACATCAGTCTTATAATGAGCTTAACAAGCAGCTAGAGGCTGAGCAAAACAGACTGAATAAGATTGCGAGTGCTAGTGGTAACAGTTCTAAAGAGTTCAAAGAACAACAGATTAGGGTGAACGAATTAGGCGCTAAAATTGCCCAAACTCGGACTAAGATGAAAGAGCTTGATGAACAATTAAGCAAAAAGCCACAGTCAGGATTAACGTCAGTCATTAGCCAGCTAAATAGAGTAAACGAGCACGCAGATAAGGCCAATCATTTATTTGGCAAAATTCTGGGTGCTCATTTAGTTGCCAATGGTATTACGAGCGCTTTTCAATCAATCACTTCACATATTCACGAAGCTATTAGTGCTGGTATGGAATATGAAAAAGAGCAGCAGAAGATGGCGGCCACTTGGTTGACTTTAACTGGCACTGTTGGCAAATCTAACGCAATGGTTAAAACGATCAATGACTTATCTGTTAAGACCGGTCAAGCCGTAGATGTTGTAAATGAATTAGAGCAAGGCTTTTATCACTTGCATTCCAATAAAAAAGAATCAGATGAACTAACCAAATCTATGCTAAACATGTCGGATGCGGTTGGATTAGATAAACAACAGATACAAGCAGTTACACAAGACATGGTTAACGGTCTGTCACGGGGAAAAGCAAACGCTGGTATGTTAAACCAAATTAGCCAGTATTTCCCGATGTTCCGTGAACAATTAGCCAAGTATGAATCTGGATTAAAAAAGACGGGTGATACGGCTGCTTCAACAGGTAAAGGTGCTGCTAAAGCCGTAAGTGCTTATAACAAAAAAATGACCTTGATGTTTGAAGGAATGCATTATGGAACAAATAATAGTTTATCTGACCTAGAAACATATCGTCAAAAAGGTATTGTCAGTGCCCAGCAATTTACAGTTTTTAGCAAGCAAATTGCAAGTGGGCACAAAGTGACTAATGCAGAAATTAAGCAAGCTATTAAGGTTAACTCGCAATATGCTGCTCAACAAGAGACAAGCGCCCAAAAGACTCACAAAAGTAGTAAGGTAACAGTTGCTGATTTGAGTGAGATGGCTAAAGAAGGAAAAATATCTGCTAAAGATATTGAAAATACGTTTAACCAACTTGGATCAGGAAAATACGATAAAGCCGCCGACAACATGTTACATACGATGGTTGGTATGGAACGAACGATCAAGGCACGTGTTCCAGCCTTAATCGGTGACATTGAAAAGCCGATTTTAACCGCTCAAAATCCAATCTATGGCGCAGTTTCAAAATGGGTATCTGATAAACGGACTGACAAGGAATTTAATAAGGTCGGTGTAGCGGCAGAAAAAGGTATTAGCACGATTACTAAAGCCTTTGCTAAAGCTTTTGATGTCAAGTCGGCACCAAAAGCAATGAATGATGCAATGGATAACTTGGCCAAGGGTGTCACCAAAGCTTCTGACTCTATTGCCAAAAATGCTCCGGAAATTGTTAATTTCTTCAAAACTGTCAAAAACTTGGGTGGTCTGGGCTTTGAAACGTTAATTGAATCGCTTAAAATAACCAATGCACTTTTAAAGCCGTTACTCAGTATGGTTGGTGGGCACACAGAAACCATTGCAAAATTTGGAGCAACATGGTGGTTAACAAGTAAAGCCGTCAAAGAGACTAGTTCAGTTCTGTCAACTTTTAAAAAAATCAGTGATACTGTTAGCTGGGCTGAAAAAGTTCTAGGTATTAAACAAGAAACTAAAGCTTTAGAAGAACAAAACGCGGTTCTTAAAACTAATGCTGAACTAAGTACGGCCAGTGAAGAAAATATTGGAACTGGTTATCGGAGAGTTAAAGGTAGAAAGGCTGGTAATATAGGCGCTGATTTAAGCTCTATATCAGTTGAAGCGAAAAACACTGAAAAAATTGCTAAAAGCAGTAAATGGTCATTGCTAGGAGGAACAATTGGTACAAGGATTATCAATGGTGCTGGATTAGCCATGACTGCTTGGGACGCTGGTAGTAGCATTGCGAAAGCAGTTAGCTCCGGTAAGGCGTCTGATAAATATAAAGCAACTGGTAAAACAGCTGGAACACTTATTGGGGGCGGCATTGGTGCAGCCCTTGGAAGTGTTATCCCGGGAGCAGGAACAGCTGCGGGAGCAATGTTAGGAGCAAGCATTGGTGATGGTGTTGGTGGTACTAAAACTGCAAATACGATTGTTAAAAGAATTAGTGATGCGCTAAAAGGGAAGACCATTGAAGCTCCCAAGATTAAGACAGAGTCCACTAAGCACTCACTGAGTGATCTAGGTAAGGCGTATAGTTCCTATTATTCTAAAAAGCAGAAGCAAGATTTAAATGATGTGAACGTACTTCATAAAGCGGGTATGCTAACTGATGCGGAGTATAAAAAGCGATTAGCTTCAATTAAAAAGAATGATAATGAGACAAATCGTTTTGAAAAAATGTCAGCTTCTGATCGCAATGCTATTGCGAAGTATTATGCGCAGCAAAAAGCAATTATTATTAGTAAATGGAATGCTAGCGAGAGAAAAACTAGTTCTAGCTGGGATGCTAAAATAGCATCTGACGAACGACGGTTTGGTGCCAACTCGATCATTGTTCAGAAAGACATGTCTAAAAAGAAAGCAGCCATTAAGGCTGAAGAAAACAAAAAGTCAGCCGCTCTTGATAAACTCCGGATTAAAAGTGCAACGGAAACTACTGCACAAGAAGCCCGTTTACACACAACTTTAACGGGAAAGATAAAGTCAGCTGCTAATAAGCAGAATGATATTTTGAGAAGTCTTGCCAAGAGCAAGGGAAAAATCACTCGTGAACAAGCAAATGATGCTATTTCACAGTCGAATAAAGAGTACAAAAAGACAGTCTCGCTGGCAGACCAAGAATACAAATATCGTGTTTCTGCGGCTGAAAAGCAACACAATAAGGTTATAAAAGCAGCTGAAAGACAAGCTAGTGAGGCAATCAGTCAAGCAAAGCGCCAGTATAGTAAAACAGTTGATGCTGCTAAAAATCAATATTCTGGTAATTCTAAGTATGCCGAGAAGCAACGTGCAGCTATTATTAGTAAAGCTAAGGACCAAAAACAAAAGTCAATTGACAACGCTTTAGAGCAGGAAAACAAAACTGAACAACATGCGGATCGTCAGTACAAGCACACTACTGATGACGCAGATAAGCAAAGATCACAAGTTGTTAAACATGCTAAGAATCAAAACAGTTCGGTAGTTGATCAGGCCAATTCACAGTCAAAAGGTGTTTTGGGGCATGCTGTTAAGCAAGCCAACGGCTCCATGAAAGCTGCCGATAAGCAAGGCTCCGGTATTCATAGTAGTTGGAAAAACATTGCTAGTTTCTTTAGTAATCTAGTTAAAGGATTTGGTATTAAGCCAATCAATGTTGGCGCTTATCAATCGGGATATAATCCAGTATCGATGGGAGCTTATGCTTCCGGTGGTATTGTTGGCACTGCTAGAGCTTTAGTTGGTGAAGGCGGTGTCGAGGCTAAAATTGATAGAGACAATGGGAAAGTGTCATTTCTGGGTATGAATGGTGCTGAAGTGGTTAATGTTAAACCTGGTGATCAGATTCTTAATGCTGGTGATACTGCTAAGCTTTTTAACGGTGGCCTAGGGCATACGCTTCCTGGCTATGCTAAAGGCACTATTGATATCGCGTCGTTTTTAAAGAAAATTAAGAACGGTGCTACTTCTATCTTCGACAGCGTTAGTGATAAAGCAATGGACGCATTGTCTAAGATAACTCACCCATTGAAAACTTTAAAGTCAATGGCTTTAAAGACATTTGATCCAACCAAAACTCCAGGAGTCGGTTCAATCAGTCATGATTTAGGCAAAGGACTAGTTGATCGAGCTTTAAAGGGATTTGCGAAAGCTATTTCTGATTTAGCTGACAACTTCGGTGGAGGAGTTGGCAACATTAAGCTGTCCGGTAGTGTTGCTTCCCGTGCACGAGAATTGGCTAGAGCATTTAAACATGGCTATCCCGCTTCAAATAATGGTGGTATTGCCGGTGTTCTAGGAAACTGGGTTATTGAATCAAACTTGACCCCTACTGCCATTGATCCACTTGATCATGGTACTGGGTTGGGGCAATGGACGTTCACTCGTGAAACAGCGTTAAGAAACTGGCTTAGAAAACATGGATACGCATGGGACTCAGCTGCTGGTCAAATTAATTACGCTCTTAACGAGCCCGGTGAGAGCAGTTTGTTAAAATCCGTTCTACGTATGACCAATCCAACAGAAGCCGCATATAAATTCTTTGCAACGTGGGAATCAGGCGGTGCTATGAATGGCACCGGTGGGCTTCGTGAAAATCAGGCGTCAGCTGTTTATCGCTATATTAAAGGATTTGAGAATGGTGGTTTTGGAAACAAAGCAGGCGTTTACAAATTATTTGAAGGCAACTTGCCGGAAGCCATAGTTCCGATGGACTTATCTAAGCGTTCACGGGCTTACCAAATTATGCAACAGATAATGGCTAAGTTCGGAGCTCAAGATGGCACTAATGTGATAAACACTGGTAACAACCAGATTGATTCCGACGAAGCATTCAAACATCGGGTTATAGCTTCACTAGATGCTTTGGTAACTGGCCAAGGAGATGTTAAAGCAGTTGTTGCCAACTCTGACGTGGTTAATGCTGTCAAGTCAAATACCAAGAAGACGTCACAATATAGTCAAATGATGGGGTATTAGTATTAATATATTGAAGAGCCTTAGAAGGCTCTTTTTTACATAGTTAAAATTAAACAAGGATGGCGATATAATTGTCTGTTTTGAATAAAAATGATTTTGAATATGCTGGCTTAAATAGCCGCAATGATTTGCAAGCCGTTATGGGAACAGTAACACTGCCAACTGCACCAGCCATGGCCGAGCAAGCAACCGATATCCCCGCCATGTATGGTAATCAATTTAATGGTATGGACTATACTAGTCGGACAATCAGTATTCCAATAACTATTATCGCTCGTGGCAGTCAGGACAAATACAATCAGATTATGCATAATTTGAGCGGCTTATTGCTAAGTGATGATCCAAGTGATAATGGTATAGAGTACCCACTAGTCTTTGGCTTTGAACCCAAAGTGACTTACTGGGGACATATTACTGCGATTAGCGATCCACAGTTCATTAACCAGGGGGCGTGGGACGCTACATTAACGATTACCTTTGTGCAGTCTGACCCACGGGCGAACTTGCCACAGGTTGAGACACCATTAAAGAATGGCTTAAACACAATTACTGTTAGTGGCACTGCACGAACAGCCCCGGTTATTCAGATTATCCCTAAGCGAGCTTTAAAGCACATTGGCTTTACTCTAAATGGTGGTCAATACGGAATCGGACCAGAAACTCCCGAAGACCAAGCTAGTGCTGTTCAACCATATACAGATGTTGTCCGGGATCCAATTGCAAGTATGGCAACATGGACCAAAGATGCCAGTGTTACCAGTGTAATGAAAACTAGTGACAATCCAATTTATCAAGGTTCGTGCGATATAAACCCATCTAGCACGGTTATGATAGTTGCTAATGATTCAGGTAAAAAGGACTATGGTCCTTTACCTTCTGGCGTTGAAGATACATGGTATGGCCCAGCTTATCGGTATACTGGCATGACAAAATCACTGACTGACTGGCGCATTGTAACTAGTCTGTATCATTTGAAATACTCTGGTTTCCATAATAGTCGTGCAATGGGGCGGTGTGAACTTTTACTTTTAAATGCAAACGGGGAAATGATTGCACGCTTTGGTATCTTAGACCTTGGTGGTGGAAAGAAGCCACTAATTAGATTACAGCTATGTGAGCCCGGGTCGTATATTGAAAAGGATGATGGAAAGCACCGCAACCTATACTATGATTACGGCCCCTCAGGTGCTGTTAAAAACGGAAGAGACGAATATATACGGATAAAATCAATTAATGATAAAACCAGAAAATTTATAACCTTGATTAATCGTGAAGAATCTGACTGTATTTCCGATGGGATATTCGTGTTAGACATGATTAAGAAGGGACAGGTATTCACGTGGAGTATTACGCAATATAATACGCATACTGGTCAACCCTATACAGATTCAAGGAAACATCTAGTTGTTAGTGGAACGTTTGTTGACCGTGACAACCGATTTAACAGTCCACTCGGTGGCATTGGAGTAACTTTTCTAAAATTTCCAATTTCGGAAGACCACAATAAAATTGACTATAAAGACCCCTTCATGTCATTAGCAAACCTAAGAATTTGGCAGGTGAATAAGGTTGCTCCGAGTGATACAACGTACATTGCTAACGCTGGTCAAGAGATTGTCCTAAATTGTGAGACTAATAGTACAACAGTTGGTGGCAAGCTAGTTTCACCAGTTTGGTCAACTGACTACCCTAAGCTTAGGCCGGGGGTTAATAGCCTGTCGATGATTGGTGACCTAGATGACGCACAAATGACGCTTAAGTATATACCTAGACTACTATAACAACACTTTAAAGGCTTCCCTCAATTGGGTGGCCTTTTTACATAACTAAAATAAGGAGGTTATACAGATGGCTTTAAATAACCAGTACTTAATCCTAGACCCTAATTTAAAGCGGATTGGGACCCTGACCGTTGATGGTGCTACTAAGTTTTCTAATGACAGTATTAAGCTACAATTAGCCGATTCAGACACTACCAGCACGGGCTATGATGATGATGCTAATGTGGGAACTAAAGACAGTTATACCGGCACCATTAACCTGAATGCTCAATCTAAAAAGTTTGACCATCAAGGTTCATTAGACGTGCTTCAAGGCCAACCAGATTCAGATAAAGTAGTGGCTGGTAATAATCTTGCCTATTATGATGGGCTATCAGGTCATTGGTATATCATGCGTATATACAGCGTGGAAGAAAGAAATACTGCTGCTGTTAAGCATGTTACAACGGCTAACTTTACCAACCTATGCTTATACACACTAGCTCATCATTACCCACTTGCAGCGGCTCCTAGCAATAACTCTATTCAAGTGGCCTTCAAAGAGTGCTTTAATGCTACCGGCTGGACACTAGACTTTCAGACTACCAACACTATAGTGTCATTATTTAGCATTGACGGTAAGACTAAGGCTAGCACGTTATTACAGACACTAATTCAAGCCTACAATGTCGAGATTGACCCTTATGTTGAGATTGACTCACAAGGGAACATCACGAAAAAGGTGTGTGTCATTACCGATAAGCTTAATGCTGACGTGGTATATAACGAGGCAGTATTTGGTAAAAACATGACTAGTATTAAACGGACAACGGTATCAACACCGGTGACTAAGTTAATTCCATATGGGGCTAACGGTAGCACAATTACCAATGCCAATAATGGCAAGCCTTACATTGTCGATGATGAGGCCAATCAACGATACAATCCGGATTGGCAAAGTGGGCTGTACTATGAAGCCGCAGTTACGGCTAATCTAATAGAGAACCCAGAGGGATTAAAGTCATGGGCACAAGATATGCTCAAACTATACAACCATCCTAGAACGTACTATGAGGTTGCTGTAACGCCAGACTTCAATCCACCATTAGGCGCCACAATCAGGTTTAAAGATGAGTTAATTAAGCCGGTATTAGACGCTAGTGGACGTGTTATTCAACGGACAATCAGCTTTGCTAACCCGTATGGCAACACAGTCGGCTTTGGCGAGTATACGACCGTTCAAGTAGCAACACCAGCATGGCTCTCAGGTTATCAGAATGCTATTAGTAATGCCCTTGCGAAGGCTAAAGCAGACGCCAGTTCAGTAAAACCGGTCGCTTTAACCCCTGACGGTAACAACTTCACTGATACTACGCAGACTAAGCGGTTAATCTTACAGGCTTGGGAAGGCAATACTAATATTTCATCCTACATTGATAGCAAGGGCTTTATCTGGCGCCGGCATAACCCTGATGGCACGGTTGACACCAATTATGAGCAAACAGGCTACTTAGTTAAAGCCCCTTATAATGCCGTTGGTACTCTAAGCGGAACAATCGAGACAGGATATATTCAAGATGACCCTGAGATTAAGCTTGATACGGCCAATATCAAACGGGTAGCTAATTTCCTGCCAACTAATGTCGATATTGGCGCCATTGGTAGACAGTACATGTGTCCACTGTCAAACGGGAATTACATTGGATCACAAACAATCCACGGCGACACACTATACGTGCTTCACGACAGCAATTTCAACGTAATTAGTGCTATGACGGTTGTTAATGGCGGGCATGGGGCTAGTTTTGATATTGAAGAATCAAATGGAACGGCTTATATATGGGCTTCCACCTGTGTTGACCAAGGCAATAACTTATATGCTGTTAGTCGGTTTCCGTATATTCCGGGATTCAAATTAGAACCAACTGACAGCAGAATGACACATTACTGTACCATAGCTGATTGCCGATACGTCAATGTTGACTTTGCTAACGGCTATGTATTATGTGGGTTTACCAACGGCCGGCAAGATATTATTAAGCTTGCTGATATTAAGAATGGCAACTATAACGTTCAATATTCCATCAATATCACTAACTATGGCTTTGATCTTCAAAATCAAACTTACCAATCACAGACTTTAAGTTTTCCCTATGTAATTTTTCACAGTGGCGACATGGACATGCAAGATAAGCGTATGATGTACGCCGTCAACGTTGTTCATGGGGGTCAAGAGTTTGCAGTTGATGAGCTTAACGACATTGACTTAGGCATTACAGACCACAATGTTGAACCAGAAACATGCCACCTAATGCACAATTCCAATAACGAACTGTCATTATTCCTAACTTTTCATTGCCGGCCAGCAAATGACCATACGACTAATCATCAGGTAACAAGGGTTATCACGATACCAATTATTGTACGGGCACCAGCTAGCAAGATTGATAAGGGGACGATAAATGACAATGCTAATACAGATGATTAAAGAAAGGGGGAGTATAAATGGCTGAATCTAATGCAACTCAAGTCATATTAACTGACGATGGTATCAAAATTATCAAGGCGCAAAATACGGCTGATAATGCGGCTGGTGGGGTCACGAACTTAAATGACCCCAACTTAATGAATGTTATTGAAAAGCAAAATAACATTGTGCAGTTCGCTGGTTTAACATCTCAACTTAACGTTCTCGTACAGAATGCTAAAGATGAAGGGATTGACACGGTCGCCGTAACTACGGCATACAACAATTTAAACAAATTCATGGCTGATATTCTAGCAGACCCCAATCATGCTAGTGATATTGACCGCGCAAGATACAAGAAATATCAAGACGATTACAATGAAGAATTAGCAAAGCTTCAAAACGCTTTACAAAATAACACAAACGATAAATTCACCAGTGCCGCGAGTGCCCTAAGTCAAGCGGCTTCAACAGCTAATGTTGCTAAATCAGCCGCAGATAGCACCTACGCTTATGCCAATTCAGAGATAGCTGTGCAGTCTACAGCTACTGCTAAAGCCCAAAGTGCGGCTGACAGTGCATTTAGTCAAGCGGTTACGGCAATAGATACTGGTAACACAACTAGCCAAGCAGTGACTGCTTTAAAAGGTGGTTCCACTCTAACGATTGCTCAATTAGGAAATGGACTAGCTTCAAAAGTTTCTAATTCAGAATATGCTAGTTACAAAGAACAGACTGCTAGTCAAATAGGAGAGATGGTCACCGATGGTGCTTTTTCAGCATATCAGCAAACTACTAAAGACTTGATTTCCTCAAAGGTGGCTACCAGTGACTTTTCGTCCTACAAAGACGAAACCGCTAAAGCAATATCTAGTAAGGTTAAATCTAGTGATTTTAACACGTATAAAGAGCAAACTGCTGGTATGATTTCCAGTAAAGTATCTAATGGCGACTTTTCAACTTACAAAACGCAGACGGCTAATGATATTAACCTTAGAGTTAAAAAAAAAGGATTAATTGCTGAGATTAATATGCAAGCCGGTAACACCCTAATTTCAACTAGTGGTCAATTGACGCTATCTGGTAAAAATATTCTTCTCGATAGTGACGACCCCGTTATCATGAAAAGCGCGAATATCGACAGGCTCCTTGTTGGTAAGCAATTAAAAGCGGCCGACATTGAGGCTAATACGTTTAGCACCAACAACGGAACTTTCACAGTAAAACAAGATGGCTCGGTAACGGCTAAGAATATGACGCTTAACGGCGGTAAATTATACTCACCAACAATCAATGCTGGTACGATTAATGGTTCAACTATCAACGGGACAACGTTCCATGGTGGTGACATTATTAATAATGCCAATAACACCGCTAAGTATTATCCAATGACTATTACGCCAGACGGAGCATATAAGTCAACGTACTTTGACAGTGCGGTTGGACTGCAATCGAGCGTTGAATCTGGGGCGATTAACTATAAATATCGTTCAATGATCGGTAATGGGCAATACTTAGCTTATGATTCAGTAATTAACGGTCAAGGTTTCGAGTCACACTCGGGTTATACGTCAACTAAAGATGCGACTTTTTCCAATACAGAGACAATCACGGGCTATGTTAACGTAACACCGTCCACAGGAATCTATTTGTATGGGCCAACACAGAAAATAAACTTTGCTGGTAATGCCGATAACATTGGCAGTAACGGAGTTACTATGGACGCTTATGGCAATATATATGCACAATCTAACTCCGCTTATTGGAGAATTAGAGATATTAATGGCAATGAGGTTGCTAATTTTGGAATTGACACTGCCAATACAAGGGCTATTTCGTTATATCGAGACACTAAAATTGGAAACCTGTTTCTAGGCGTTGGGCATACTATCGGCATGCTTGATAGTAGCCCATTATACTTCAAGAAGGGTGATTCACGTGGTAGAATGCTAGGGCTATATGCGGGTGCCATTCACTATGAAAACCTAATTAAATCGTCCCTATTAAGTGTTAAGCGAGACGTTAAAAAGGTTGACACAGCTTATTGGGCACAGCTAGTTAACTCAATCGACCTAGCAACATACCAGTACAAGACTGACGATAATACCAGCCATATTAGGTTGTCTTCAATCGTTGATGATGTGAATGACACTAAGCAGTGGCAATTGCCAGACGTGTTTGTCAGCCGTGATGAAGACGGCAAGCTATGTGGGGTGGATGACAGTGTGCTATTAAATGCCACCCTAGCCACGGTACAGGAACAACAGAAAGAAATTGACAAATTAAATGGGCATTTATTAGAATTGGAGGCCAAATTAAATGGATAGCATTTTAATCACGAATTATAAACCGGATTACACGAACAACATTATGACAATTAGCATTCAGATTAATACACTTGGTATCAGTTCACAGGTAAGTATTACCATGGATGAATTTAACACTGCCATTGCTGGAGGTGCTGGGGGAGCAGATAGGGTTAAATTGAAGGTACTAGACACACTGATTGACAGTCTGACCGCTTTAAAGCCAGTTACCACGACCACGACTACGACAACACAGGAGGCTTAAATTATGAATATTGACGCACAAGCTTTAGTCAACAAGCTGACAAGTAACTATGCCCAAGAGATTGCCCTTAAAGACCAGCAATTAGCGATGGCACAAGTTCAAATTGACCAGCTTAATGCCAAGTTGGCTGAAAAGGAGGCGCCTAAAAATGGCGAAAACGCTTAGTTTTACGGATATGTCCCCACAAACGGTTAAGATTGGTGATACCACTACCAGTTTTTCGTTAATTTGTGGCAATGATAACGTGGCCACTGATTTAACTAATGCCACTTCAATTACCGCTAAATTGGGCAATGCTAGTGGCTATCTTAAATCGGCCACAGTTGACCCAGCTAGTCTAACGGATCCAACGACTGGTCAAGTTACCGTTAAGTTTAATGCTGACTTGATGACTAGTTTGCCAGCTGGTAGCTATGCCATTGAAGTATGGGTGGCTGATAGTACTGGGACGTCAATCTATCCTAGTGATGGATCAACTGGGTTTGCCATTACCAATAACATTCAAAGCGCCAATGGTAGCACGATTACCACGATTACTTTTGATGATTTTGTTAATAAATTTAAAAATATTGCGGCTAATGCACTACCGGGAACAACTGACACTACTAACTTTCAGAAACAAAAAATTACGGCTGATAACGGTGGACATTTACTTGAAGTTTTATCTGGCCAGGATTTTTATGGAAAAGTATTATCATTGGGTTAGGTTTTTACACATTCAGATGCGCAGATTTAGCGAAAAACAATCCGTTTGATAATATATGGACGAGAGGAATAATCTTTATCGACAGTTTGGATGCTAGTGGCGTGCCAAATGCTGTTATGATAAATGCCACTGACACGAACGGAACATTCTATAACTGCTATTACTATCAAAGCTGGGTTGTTAATAGAATACCAATTTCAAAAAGCTAAATTAGGAGGTAGACAATTGAAACTAAAAAATAAACTATTACTGACTGGAGTTGCCACTATGGCGACTCTTTTTTTAGGGCTAAATGCTAACGCCGCTCGCATGGATATGGTCGATGTATCGAATAATAACGGCTACATGAGTGCCGCCGAATACGTTTCGATGCGTAATGAATTTGGTGTCAAGGCTGTTACGGTCAAGATTAGTGAAGGCGGTACGTACAAGGATCCGTATGCTGCCAGCAACATTGCAAATGTCCAAGCGGCCGGATTATATGTCAACGGTTACCACTTTGCACGCTATGCCACTAAAGCACAAGCAATCGCCGAAGCTGACTTTGCTGGGCAAACGGCTAAAGCGGCAGGGCTACCAGTTGGCGCGGTACTAGCGACTGACGTAGAATCACAGGAAGCCAATAACCAATCCAAAGCAACCAACGACCGCAATAATGCGGCGTTCATGAAAGAAATTCAGAAGTTTGGTTATCGTGCCGACGTTTATACGTCTGGATCATGGGCTAACAACAAGATGACCATCAAGGGTAAAACAGGTTGGATTGCCGCTTACCCGTATGTGGTTAGTGGTAAGAACTGGTATTCAAGTAACCACGCATGGCAGTGGTCATCAACGGCTAAGTTCCGTATTAGCTATGGTGGCTTTGACGTTAGCCAATTAAATAGTGATTACTACACAGCTGGTCAGAAATCAAAGGTAAAGCCAACTAATAAAGCTGCAGTTAAGGCCAACAACCAAAAAGCAAACAAAAACACTTCAAAGCTAGTTGCCTCGGCCAAGTGGGTCAAGGAAACGAAGACCTACACACTCAAGACTGCGGTCAAACTGCACACTGGAGCGTCAACGTCATCAAGTGTCATCACGACTTTGCCAGCTGGAACGACGGTCAAGACTGATCAAGCCATCATTCAGGGCGGTTATCGCTGGGCACGGCAACCACGTTTTAATGGTTATGGCTATCTAGCAACCAGCCCGGCAAGTAATACGCTGGAATATGTAAAAAGTGGTGCAACTCATACGTACTACACAGTTAAGTATGGTGACAGTTGGTGGACAATCGCACAACGCAACGGCCTGAGCATGACTACATTAGCTAGCCAGAATGGAAAGTCAATTTACACTACTATCTATCCTGGCCAGCGATTGGTGGTGCGGTAATGGCACAATACGACGATACAACTAAGTTATTAATGGATATTCAAAAGGATGTGGCTGCCACCAAAACTAAAGTCGAGAGCATCGAAGAAAAATTGAATCAAGTTGACGATATTGGTGAAAAAGCTGACAAGGCGCTGGCCAAGTCCATTGAAGCTAGCCATCAAATTGACCGCGTGACAACCATTCAAAATTGGCTGATCGGTGTCTTGGTTAGTGGCGTGCTCGTCACGTTAGTTATTTATATCGCAGAAAAGTTCCTTTAGGAGGTAAAATATGATTAAAAAAATTAGCTTCAAGAATGTCGACGGTAGTTTGAATGGTAAATTGATCGCTGGGATCATTTCCTTACTGATCGTTTTGGTTCAACAAGTCTTTGCCATGTTTGGCATTAAGTTTACTGGTGATTGGTCAGCCATTGTTGCCGTTGTTAACACAGTATTAACGATCCTTGGTATGCTGGGCGTCATTACTGACGTTCAAACAGTGACATCGCCAACAGTTAAAAGTGACGAGGAAAGTCAAATCGAAGCAGTAGCTAACAAAGTTGCTGATGAAACACCAACGCCAACGTCCACAGTTGCTGTAGTGAATAGTTCTGCAGCATCTGACACTGAAACGGCGTCAGAATCCGCCTCACAAGCAAGCCAAAAGTAG